TATAGGTCGAAGCCTACATACCACTTTAGGCGGTATTGATAAGCATTCTCATCTTCTCTAGGTCCAACATACTCCAACTTAAGGCCAGCGTTATTTGCGGACGTAAATCCGGTAACACCTTTAAATTCGCCCCAAGCTCCGCAATAAATAGCGGAACCGTCTAGACGCTCAGCAAGCGTTGCAGCTTGTCCGTTAGTCATGACAGCATCATCAGGCGACTTTCGCAAGATAACAGCATTTTGTTCTGGATCGAACATGCTAGTTCCTGCAAGAGAAACCGTCAAAGTAGTTGTTCCAGCACCGGCAGTAATGTCCCAGCGATAGTTAACACCGTCAGTTCCGCGCATAAGAACGTGACTTTCGGTGCCATCTCCAGCAGCACCAACTTCAAGAGTTCCATCCGAAGAAGAACCTTTGACGAGAGTCGTTGCTTGGGTATTAACTGCATCCTGTCGAGAAATGAAATCATTTCGGAAAACAGGAATATCTTGATAATAAAGCTGAGGCTTCATGTTACCAAGACCTTGTTGTTGGATCATAAACGAATCCGTACCGCCACCCGTGTTCCGAAGAAGAACGCGAAGAGTACGAAGTTCCCGAGCATTCATCATAAGGTAGTCAGGACGGGCAGCCGTAATACGGTCTACAACATCGTCTAGATCTTCCAAAGTATAAACGCGGCCTGGTCGGCCAAGTCGGGGAGATCCTGGATCATCTTCTTCCAAACTCAAAGTTTGGGTAGAAGCTCCAGAATTAAAAAATGGATGGTTTACATCATCAGGATTACCGGATTCGGCATCAAGAATGGAACACATTCCGTTAAACCGATCTGCAATACCAATTGGTCCGTTGTTAGATGCAGTTAGAGCACCCCCACGACGAGCATTGACAATTCCATTCATATATTTACGTGCGATCTGCTTAGATTTAGATGAAATCTGAACCTGAAGTTGATCGTTGCTCTCGCTAAACTGATCTTCCGTTTGACCATCGATGATGATATCAGCGATGACTGCAGTCAAATTGACATTGACATTTTCAAACGTTGCTCCGGCAGTATACTTAGAAAGACTAAGATCCTGTCCTGGTGAAGCGAAATCAGCTGCGGCGAGAGTTTTCTCACGGGTAAAAGTGTAAGCCAAACCTTCAAAAACTACGAAGGGAAGATTACGGAACCACTCATCAACAGAGATGATATCAGCAATGATGCCTTCTACAAGCATGTTGTTAGAAAGTTTAGCTGCATCTGCTAGTGAAATTACTTGAGCCATTTATACAACTCTCCTATTATTTAAATTAGCGACCTCTAAAGGCACTATTGGAGCCACCTGAGCGAATATTCTTAAGAGCTGCTGCAACTTTTTCTCCGGGAGTCATTCCATCCCTAGCGGCAGTTGCTGCTGCATCAAGTTTATCTTTGTTTGCTCTAGCCCCATCCCCGGCACCAGGAGTATTGTTCACAACGTGAACTCTTTTCTCCTCAAACGCCCCTAGAAGTTTAGCTTCTTGAATAGCTACTAAAGCTTCTCGGGCATCTCCGGCACCTTTAATGATTAAATCAGCGACAGGTCGATATTTCACTTCAATAGAAGATACTTCTTCAACCAATCTATTCTGATATACTTCCATTTGAGCAGAAGCCTCTGCTTGAAAACTGGCGAGTTTTTGTGTAGTCTCGTCTATTCTCTGTTGAAAAGTTTTTTGTTCTGCTTCTAATTTAGACTTCATCTCGGCAATCAACGTTTCTCTATGAGAAAGTTTTTCTTCAAGACTACGTTTTTTATCAGCAGCCTGCAACTTGAGTTGATCAAGTTCCATAGCTTTTCTTTCTAAAGCTTCTTGCTCTGTTTCTTTTTGTTTTAAACGAGAATCCATTTCCTGTTTAAAGTTAGAAACCATTTCTTCATATTTAATCCTGGACGCTCTATTTTCTTCACGAAGTTTTTTAACTTCTCTCAATGCACTGTCCTTAGTCCAAGTATCAGCATTTTTTATAGAATCATCAAGAGTTGAAGTTTCCTTCATCTCCTGTTTTGAGTTTTCAGCACTTCCAGCCTGATCTGTAGCAGCAGAATCAGACTTCTTACTACCAGCGGCATCAAGAAGATTACTTCCCCTACCTATACTCTGATTTCCCAAAGTATCCGTAGAAGTTGTTCCTTGATCTTGCTGGCCTGGTTTTGCAGTAGCAGAACCTTCTGCTGAATTTTGCATTTGTTGAGCGACCTGATTTAACAAGTCATCGTTTTTATTGATAGACATAATTTACCTTACTAGCTCTACTAGTTATATAGTTTAAAATTTATAACCCTGATCAAGGATACTATTACCGTTTTCTAAGAAGGTATTAGCAAATCCTTTTTTTCGCATATCTTTATCATAGGGGTTATCCGCTTGAGTACTCTTTACTCTGGGCATAATTCTAATTTCTGTGATCATCCCTGGATCAAAAGCAGTTACATACGGATGTAGTAACTCAAATGGCTTTCTTTCTTCGAGACAAATCTTCCATCTATTTAGAAGTTCTTTCCATACGCCATGAACTTTATCATAGCTATCATCAATGAGTACATCCAAAACATCTCCATTAGTTTTGAATACAAGAAGTCCGTATTCATTTTCCTTCTTGTTTGTCATAGTTTCCTCGGTTATTTTTTATTTCCTGATGTAGTTTTTGTTTTCTTTGGAGTACTTCGTGTATCCCCGTTTCTATTCGGCTGTTTAGAACTGTCAACAGCCTGTTTAGCTCTATTATCTATTTTGGGAGCGGTTACATCTATGCCGACCCCATCCGTACCGTCTGATTGGATAGAGATTTTAGTTTTTTGAGTTGCAGTAGAACCTTTTTCGCTGATCTTAGCAGAAGAATCTGTAGATGATTCTGTAATGCCAGCTTCTTGGAGAATTAGGGCTCTAGCTACTTCTACTTCAGCTTCAAATTTTGCTTGTTCCATCATGTCTTTACGCCTACGCTTAACAAGTTTAGTAATCTCAATATCACTAAGATGTGCATAAGCTGAAATTTTGCTAATAGAAGTTTTATCCCCAGACTCAATAATCTTACTTTCCATAATCAATTGTTCCATTTTAGTTTTTGGATCAACTGGAAATTCTGGCTGAACGTAAGTAATATCTAGGGTAGCTTTAGCTGAAAACTTTCTTTCGCCGCTCTTTTTATGATGAACATTCCAAAGCGTTTTAATTACTTGGAATAATTGTTCTTCTCGTTCTTTGAATAGTTTAGAACGTCTGCCGTTATCTTCGATAACTCCGATTTTTTCCATCATTAGAGCAAAACCAGAACTAGGCAAACTATCTTTATATTTAGGACGAAGACCGTGGTTAATTCTAACCATATCAGTAATGGATTCAATAGTCTTAATCAGACCTGTGATATCAGCGTTAGGATGTTCAAATTTGAAACTTCCTTTTTCGCCAACAGCAATAGCAGTATCAGGACCTATACTCATTCCTAAAGAATTAGCATCAGCATTTCCATCTCTGTTAATTCCAAAGCCAGCATCAAAAGTTCTAAATTTACCGCCTGCTCCGAAACCAGCAACGCCGCCTACTCCCCCAAAAGAAGATTGAGCAGAGCCACCTTTAAGAACATTAAAGTCATCTACCGGCCTACCTTGGCGCGTAGAAGTCGGTCTTTCAATACCGCTAACAACGGGAACTCCGAAAGACTGAAATTTAGCAATATGATTAAGATCAGTAATTCTCATATTAAGAGCATGGTTCGCATAAATTAAAGGCTCGTTAATAGGAAGAAAATAATAATGGGCAGGATCTTGATTGAAAAAGGGAATAGCTGGAACAATCCCATAAGGATTTTCTGTTGTATATTCTCCGCCTTCTTCATCCTGAACTAAGTGAGATTCGGGACTCCAAAAAATTCGATTGATAGATTTAAGTTGATCAGGACTATCAACTTTTTGTCTGGCTTCTATGCTAGAATTACCTAGATTAGAAGGACTTGGAACGCCAGCAGCAACAGAAGTTTGTTGAGGACTAACAGCAGGTTTACGGTCATAACCAGCAAAACCTGAGAACTGACTTCCAAAACCAATCAACAACTCAGTAATATAATAAGGAGATGCTCCATGTTTAAGGTCGTACACCCCACCATGTAACATATCTAATTGAACTGAACCACCCGCATCTTGTGCTACTAGTTGTCCTGTTGTAGGATCAACAAAACTAACTTTAACTAAAACTGTACCTAGAAGACGTGTCCATCTATCGAGTTTATCCATAAAAGATACATAACGGGAATCTTTTTGGATATCTTCCCAAAGTTTCTGGTCGTCTTTTAATTGTACGCCTTTATCATCTACTACTTGATATACAGGAGATTCCCTATACAAAATAGAAATCTCATCAATGATCTCTTTTGTGAGATTCATCGGCAGAATTTGTTGTTTTTCCGGATTTCTGAATTGTCTAACTAAATCTAGCCAAACAAACTCATCTTGTCGGCCTTCGTAGAAAGCTAACGCAATTTCAGTAATCCATTGTCTATAATAAACATCTTCGTATAAATAGATACCAACAGAACTTAATCCGCCTAATCTACCGCCGGGATGGTTTGATACTCCGAGATTAAAAGAAATGGCACACCTCTTTACTAGATTTCCGCTTCATATTATCAAGAGTAGCTTTTTCTTCTATATCGATAACTTGAAAAATATCATAATGCATAATCTACCCAACCTCTCTAGGAATATTATATCAAACTCAATTTAATATAATATTATAGTAGACTAATAAATACTGTTATTTATTAATATTTATCGCCGTTGCCCGTAGGCTTCATTCCCATACTTTCGCCGCCATTCGGGCCTTTTACGCCTTCAGGAGCATCTTTTGATGGGAGAGCTTTTTTCTTATGGTCCAATTTTTGCGATTGCTCGCCGTTTTTTGGCTCTTTAAATTGTCCAGTAGGTTCTTTGTGTTGCATAGAAGGTCGGTGCTTAGGAGCCGAAGAAGCGTCCAATTCCATCCCTTGCTTAGGTCGTGGAGCCTTCATTCCTTTATGCTTAAGTGCGTGTTCTGCTTTAATAGTTTTTTTGGTCATCAATAGACTCCTATTTCTTTTTCTTTTTGCCTTTGTACATTACGTTCGAACCGGGAAGTTCTTTAGCGTCAAGCGCCACTTTATCTTTTCCTAAGAAAGCTGTTTGGCTTCCTCTCATAGCTTTAGCTGCTTCTTTTACAGTATCTACAGCCATTGCATACTCACTGCCAACACTACGTCCTCTAGAACCAGTATTAGCTGAAGTGCCTTGATTTTTATGTTCTGCTTTAGAAGAACTAACTTCTTTTCCGCCAGAAATATATTCTTGTTCTTTGCCTCTACTCATTAGTGTAGACCTCTTTCTTTTAACCAGTTTTCAGCGAAAGCATTTAAAGCTTTCATTCTATCCAGAAGGGTTAGATTACGATAATCGGGATTTTCAGAAGCGCCTTTAAATTCGGCATAAACAGCAGCATAAAGTGCGTTCATAATGTGATTTTTTTGAGCTTCTGGTTTTAATTGACTTTTATCAATTACAAACATTCTGTTTCTGCGATTGATAATAGGTTTCATACTTAAATCCCGGCTATAGATACTCTACCAGTTCCAGAAACTCTAGTCACTTTAACTTTTATAGTATTATGAGTACTATAACTAATTATACCAGAAGCAGTATTTATACCACTAGATATGGTAACAAAATCTACTCCTGTTATT